GAAGCGATTATCAAGACATACCTCCGAGCAGCAGCCGCAGCAGCCGCAGCTCTTTATTTAGCAGATCCAAACCAGCCAGCGAAGAATTACTTGGTAGCCGGCCTAGCAGCGATCGCAGGGCCAGTTCTTAAGGCGCTCGATGGCAAGGCAACCGAGTTCGGACGCGGAGCAAAGTAATTGATGAATCGGGGGGATATTCTTAAAGAAGCAGCACGCCTGACATCAAACGATCGCCAGAACCAGTACGGCGACCCACATACAAACCACCAAAGAATTGCAGACCTCTGGACGACATATCTGGAAACAGAGATCAAGCCAGAGCAGGTCGCAATTTGCATGGCGCTGGTCAAAATTGCACGCTTGATGCAGACACAGAGCGATGATTCATTTATAGATCTAGCCGCATACGCAGCGATAGCCGGCGAGATTGCGAGCAACCGATGAACAAGATGATCATCCTGGTGCCAACTCGCGGCCGCCCAATGAACGCAACAGCCTTGCTTGCAGCTCACGAAGAGCTTTCAGCAGCAAGCGACCTGCTCTTCATCATTGACGCAAACGACCCGGAGCACGACCAGTACCACTTCGAAGTAGGCGCAGAGCGCTGCATGACGATCGAGAACCAAACCCGAGGAATGGCCTACCCCATCAACAAGGCAGCCAACGCGATCGCAAAGCAAAACAAGTATGACTTCTTCGCCTTCTTGGGCGATGACCACCGCCCACGCACAGCCGAGTGGGATTTGCAGCTGATGGCGGCGATGCAACGGCAACCGTCAATGGCCTACGGTAACGACCTTCTACAAGGCAAGCGATTGCCAACCATGATCGCGATGACAAGCGACATCGTAAAAGCGCTCGGTGGGATGGTTCCGCCGAATATGAAGCATTTATATCTAGACAATTTCTGGAAAAAACTAGGAGAAGATCTAGGAGCGCTGACATATTTAGACGACGTGATCGTTGAACATATGCACCCGGTTGCAGGCAAAGCCGAATGGGATGAGGGATACAAAGAAGTCAACGCGCAGGAAGTTTATTCATTCGACGCGCTTGCCTACCAGAACTACATTCAAAGCGAAGCCTACGAAGCGCTCAAGAAAAAACTTCGCCGATGAAGCAAGTGATTGCTTATTCACTCTACGGATCCGATGCCAGATACATGATCGGTGCGATCAAGAACGCACTTCTAGCGCAGAAACACTTCGCCGGATACGAGATCCGCTTCTACACAGGCGCCAGCGTTCCAGATTGGACGCGAAGCACCCTGGCACTTATTCCAAACGTGCAGCTCGTCGAATGCGATGGCCCCGAAGATCACACAGCCAAACTCTGGAGATTCAAGGCCCTGGCAGATGAACAGGCAGATGTGATTCTCAGCCGCGATACAGACGCCAGGCTCACCAGAAGAGAACGCCTGGCCCATGAGGACTTTCTAGCCAGCAGGCTCGACTTTCACATTATGAAAGACCACCCAATCGGCCACAATTACAAAATCAGCGCCGGAATGTTTGCAGCTCGTAAGGGCGCGATTCCAGAGATCGCACAGCTCATAGAAGAGCAGGCTTGCAAGGATTACTACACACAAGACCAGGACTGGCTTGCAGAGCAGATATGGCCCCGGATCAAGGACAACTGCCTGATTCACGACGAAACCTACGACACGCAGGCCGAAGGCATTTCAGCGGTGAAGCCATTCCCGATCAGCAAAGAAGCAACCTTGCACCACATCGGCGCAGCTTTGGATGAGAACGACCGCTACATATTCGACATAGATCGACACCGAGCAAAGGCCGAAACCGGCAGCGACAGATATCTGGCAGAATGGCTCGCATGAAGATATTGATCACAGGAGATGCAGGCTTCGTAGGCCGGGCATTTCACAGAGCGCTCGACAACAAGGGCCACGACATCACAGGAATCGACATTGCAAACGGAATCGATTGCAGAGATTTCTTCAAGAAGGACGACACCAGATACGACGTCGTTATTCACCTAGCCGCCATCGTCGGCGGCCGAGCCACGATCGAAGGTAACCCTTTGGCCGTTGCCACCGACCTGGCGATCGACAGCGACATGTTCCAATGGGCGATAAGAACAAAGCCGAAGCACGTGGTCTATTTCAGCAGCTCGGCGGCTTATCCGACTTATTTGCAGCGCTTGGCATACAAGCAAACACTTCGAGAGAACGACATCAATCTCGATCATATTCGAACTCCAGACTTGAGCTACGGATGGGCCAAACTGACAGGGGAAACCCTTGCCAGATATGCCAGGAACGAAGGCCTCAACGTCACCGTTCTGCGCCCATTTAGCGGCTACGGATCCGATCAGGCCCTGGATTACCCATTCCCATCCTTGATCGAGCGAGCAAAGCGCAAAGCCGATCCGTTCGACGTTTGGGGAACAGGCGAGCAAACCAGAGATTTCATCCACATCGACGACATCGTTGCAGCTACATTCGAAGCGGTAAAGAACAAAGTAAAAACCCTCAATCTTTGCACAGGAAGAGCCACGTCTTTCATTCAATTGGCAGAGATGACGATGTTGCAAGCCGGATACCTGGCCCCGATCAGGAAGCACCCCGGCAAGCCAAGCGGCGTCGAATACAGAGTCGGCAATCCGACAAAGATGCTCGAAATTTACACACCAAAGATAAGCCTGGAAGAAGGAATCGCCAGAGCACTCGCAGAATAAGAAAATCCCCCATCGCCGTCTACAAAGCGATGGGGGATTTTCTGCACCCTAGATCAGATCTGACGGATCCCGAATCGGTCGCATTATTCGAGCGATCTGCCGGTTGCCCCAAAATACAAGCAACCAGGTAGGAAGAGTGGGAACGCGCAGCTCCTTCCGGGGCAGCAGCACGATCAAGAGCGACCAGAATCCAAAGAAGAAGGCAACAAGGCACCAGAAGAAGATACGACGGCCATAGGCCAAAGCCAGAATGCCAGCGATCGGTACAGCCAGCAGATTCAACAAACTCATTTGATGTAGGCCTTAAGAGCATCGACGATCACTTCAGAAACAGACTTCTCATCGGCGGCGGCCTTTGCTTTGACAGCAGCCCATAATTGATCGGACACCCGGACAGAACGCGCCTTCTTAACGGCCATCGGAGATCACCCCATCGATCATCGCAGAACAAGAGCCATAGCCAGAACCAGTCCAGCACAGATCGCGAGTGCCATATGTCAAAGCCACCAGTGCAACCAGGGCAAGGACAAGGGCGACGCGACGACGACGGACAAACTTGCGATCCATCTTCATCATTCGCCTCGCAATGCAGCTAGGTATGAGGGCAGAGCAGACAGGACATTCACCATAACCGCCTGCATCAATTCAGGATCCTGGGCCTGGGCCGCATCGACAAGATTGCGACCAGCCAGTTCCATCCCATCACTGATATCCATAAGAAGAGCTTTCATTGCAGCCATTAGTTGTCCTCACTTTTCTCGACTTTAACCCATACGAATCCATCTTGATGACGAGTGATCTGATTCAGAATATCGAACCATTGCTGATCGACTTCGGCAGTTATCTTGTATGTGACAGCCATCATTTATCTCCATTCGCTAATTGAGCCTCAAAGCAAGGCAGACAGACGTTCATCTTCTCGACCGACCGAAATGTTTCCTTGCACCCGATACAGACGCACTCATGCATTTCATACCAGCTCATTACTTTGCCGCCGTTCTAAAATTGCAACCTGGGCATTCCTGGTAGTGCTTCCATTTGCCACCGAGCACGATGACAGTATTTGTGTGCATTTCAGTTTTACATTTAGGACAGAGATTCATGCTAACCACTCTTTCGCGATCGCAACGAGTACAGAAGAAGAAACGCTACCCTTGAATGAAACAGATGCAGCAATCGCAAAATTCTCAGCCTTGTAAATATGAAGAGTTTGATCTTCGATTACAAAACGAACACCATTAGAAAAAACAACATTCTTTGAAGAAGTCTCGTAAAAACCACAAGGAACTAGATCTACGCCGCCCCAACGATTCTCAACAGGAACATCGCACTCACCAGAGAGAGCAAGCGCGGTAGCTGCTTCAACGATTACATCTTCAAGGTTTAGAACTGACATTTTATTACCCCCCACCGGCTGAGACATTCGCTCTTTGCCGATAAGAGAATCTTGGCATACGTACGGACAAACAGCAATACAAAACCACAAAATGAAAGTGAACTCCTGCGGTGTTATTCCTGTGAAAGCCAGGGCCACAGGCGTGGAATAGGCACCAGGAACCAGCAAACGGCGTGTCGGCGACGGATCAGGGCCAGCACAAGGCACAATAAGCCGACCAGGGCCAAAGGCCCACCAAACAAGGGGGAACCAATGCAAACGCAATACCTGATCTTCGCCGGGGCCATAGCCGCCTGCGGAATCCTTTATTTATTACTCAAGCTCGGAGACGATCCGATCGCCAAAGAGATCGAGGAAGCACAGCAGTACGAAGGCAAGCAGAAGCGAATCAAGAAGGCGCTCGAAAAATGAGTTTAGATCGACGCCCACTCTTTTCAGTACACACCAACGACGAAGGACGGATCGCTTTATATTTAGAAGAACAGGATGCCGTTCTAGATCTGCTCGAAGAAGCAGGTAAGGAAGCCAACGGTGACTACATCGCAGCTCTGACAGAAGCCGGAGAAGGCATCAAATTATCAACCGACATCGGATGGTTGGATTATGAAAAGTTACGACAAGCACTTCCACCAACAGTTTTATTGATCGCATCGATGAGCGAAAACGAAGCGCTTGATTTAGCACAAGATATCGTGCGCAACGTTGCAGCTCGCAGAAGCCCACGATTGGAGCTCGTAAAGTAAATGGCAAACCCAAACGGACGCAAAGGCGCATTGTTCGAAACCGCAGTAATGAAGTGGTTGCGATCCGTTGGGGCCACAGCTGAAAGATTGACGAAAGCCGGCAGCAAAGACGAAGGCGACATCGTCTGTATTATTTCAGGCCAAACCTTTATACTTGAGCTCAAGAATCGCAAAGCGATATCGCTTCCAGCCTTCTGGGAAGAAGCAACAACAGAAGCGACTAACTACGCCAAAGCGCGTGGATTAGAACAAACACCCCCGGCGTATGTGATTATTAAACGACGCAACGCCGGCATTGAAAAAGCCTGGGTGGTAGAAAACCTAGAGCAATGGATCAAGAGGAACCAATGATCCGTCCGCAAGTATTTCTCAACACGATCCCTTTATTCGAAAACGCACTCTGTGCAGATTTAGAGGATCAGGATTTATTCTTCCCAGATGGGAAAACAGAAGAGACAAAGCGTCTCCCACAGCTTCGAGCGATTTGCCAAAGCTGCGTAGAAAGAAAGGAATGCTTGGAATACTCAATAAGAGAAGAGATCCCGTACGGCATCTGGGGTGGCAAAACGCCAACCGAGAGAGGCGTCGTTCTCAAGAGAACAGAAATTCTCAAGAGGAAAGAGCGCGTATTAAAACTACGCAACAGGGGAGTCTCAACCGAAGATATCGCTCAAATTGTTGGCATCAAGATCCATTCGGTCTACCGAATATTTTCAGATGAAAACAGGGCGAGAAAGCGAGAAAACCAATCAAACCCGAAAACAAATACACAGTCCGCCGATTTATCGCAATCGTTGGAATCAGCGCAGTGACCAGCACGATCTTCAGTACAGCCCTGAATCCAACCCCGGCGATCCCGGTGGTTTACAAAGAGCGCACAGCGATGCAAAACATCGATCCAAAGCAGCTCGCACGCGAATTATTGACCACAGATCAGTTCAAATGTTTCACGCAGCTCGTCGGCAAAGAGAGCGCGTGGAGATCGGTCAATAACCCCACATCGAGCGCAGCAGGCGTGGGCCAACTTCTAGAAGGCACATACCGCAATCTAGGAATGCGACACCCCGAGAGCCGGGTGTCACAAACTATTGCGGCATTGGCGTATATTGGACGCAAATACGGATCCGGTGGGCCATGCGCGGCATGGAAACATTGGAGACACCAAAAACAAAAGACCGGCTACGGCTGGTATTAGGGGGAACGCAATGAGCATAGAAGCAAGCCCTGGAGTCGTTGATTTCGACGAAGGCATCGCTCAATGGTTACAGCAGTACAAACACGCAAAGGAAGAGATTGCACGATGGGAAGAGATTGCTGACATCGCACGATCGCATGTTGAAAATGCGATGGGCGATGCAGAGACAGCTCTCTACGAAAACAAACCCGTCGTGCGATGGACACGCGTCGAAAGCCGACGCTTCGATACAAAGAAGGCACGCGAGATATTGCCACAGCAAGTAATCGACGTGCTCGAAGTTGTCAGCAGCAGCCGACGCTTCACACTTGTCGATCCGGATCCGCAATGAGCCTTCCGACAATTCTGCCGTCGATCGACGTGCCAGAAGTTCCAGAATGGCCCTACGACGACGAAGAGGACGACGACTAAATGTTCGTTTCACCACACGCACCCGGCAAATCTTTGGGAGATGAATTAGCAGAGATCATCACCAAAGCCGGCACTTGGACGCCACGATCCAAACAGGTCTACATAGGGCCTTCAGAGATCGGCCACGAATGCACCAGACGCATCGCTTACAAGCTGCTCGATTGGGATAAACCAAACGAGATGCCAGGCGGCGGAAATTGGGCAGCACAAGTCGGAACAGCGATCCACGCCCACCTTGCCGACATCTTTGCCAAACTAGAAGATTACGAAGTCGAGCAGAAAGTTCAGATTAGGGCCAACCTTTCTGGCACCGTCGATCTATTCGACAAGCGACGCGGAATCGTTATGGATTGGAAAACAACAGGCAGCAGCGGATTAGAGAAGCGACGCAAAGAAGGAGCAACGCAACAGCAGCTCGTTCAGGTGCAGCTCTACGGTTACGGCAAAGCACAAAGCGGAGCCGAAGTAAACAAAGTAGCGCTGGTTTATTTGCCAACAAGCGGCGGCCTTGATGAAATGCATGTGGAACTTCACGATTACGACGAATCCGTTGCGATCAAAGCACTAGAACGCCTAGATAATGTTTATTCATTACTGGCCACCGTCGACGTCGAGAACAGCCCGGATTTATGGCAGATGATTCCGGCATCGGCAGATCGACTCTGCAATTACTGCCCATACTTTCAGCCATTCAGCAAAGATTTATCAAAGGCCTGCGCTGGCGATACACAAGCATGAGCGATCCGATGCCGATCAAGACGATCAACGACATCATCAAAGAGATCGCTGAAACAGAGTTGGAAAACCAACAACTAAGCAACACCCAAACAGAAGAGGGGGAATGTGAATGTCAAACTTCGCAGAACTAAGCACCGGTGGAGATCAGCCTAAAGTTGCCGATCTTGCAAACCAGCTGCTCATCATCACCCCGGTCGAATACAAGACCGGAATCCAAACAGTGCATGGGGAAACCGATGCAATCGAAGTAGCGATCGTAAACTTGGATACAAACCAGGAATACGAAAATATCTTGTTCTTCAACGTCGCGCTTAAGAACGCGCTCAAGAACAAAGTCGGACAGAAAGTCCTAGCACGCATAGGACAAGGAACGGCCAAACCCGGAAAGTCGGCCCCCTGGATCCTTGTCGATGCAACCGGCAACCCTGCCGACTTAGCAAAGGCAAACGCCTACATCGGCAACGCCGGAGCGAAGCCAGCGGCAACGCCGGCACCAGCAGAGACAAAGCAGGTCGTCGATGCAAGCCAGATAACACCAGAAGTGGCAGCACTTCTCGCACAGCTCGGCGCAAAGCCGGTCTAAGAAAAACATTCCCGGTAACACCTTCCGCCGGGAAGCGAACGCCTGGGGCCGCTTGGGGAAGCGGATCGGTTCGATTCCGATCGTTCGCACATGAAGAATGACGCGCAAGGAACCATCGCTGCCTGGCTTTGGAAATATTACGAATACGGATTGCCCGATACGCCAGGACGACTAGCAAAGGGCATCATGCAAGAGCTTCGATCGCAAGGATTTGTGATCATTGAAAACAGCAATCCAGATGGAGCAATAGCAAGAGAATCAACAGGGGGGTAACAAATGGACGACCAGAACGCAACGCTGAATGCGATTCTAGATCAGATCGACGTGTGGCAACGACGACCGATGCCAGAGCAATACAAAGACAAGTGCTGCGAAGTAACAAGGGAGCGCGGATTCCAGGAAGGCCTGCGACTTGGCGGAGCCATTGTCCGGGGCTTCTTGATCAAGATTGAAGAAGAGCAAGCAGACGACGAATGAGCGATGCGATCCTTACGACAGCCCTGCGATTTGCAGCTGCTGGCATCTCAGCCGTTCCAGTAGCAGCAGACGGATCCAAACGCCCCGGATTATCGGCGTGGAAGGATTACCAGAACAGAAGGCCAACGCCTGAAGAACTTATGAACTGGTTTGGCAAGAAGCAAGACGGCGTCGGAATTATCTGCGGCGCAGTTTCTGGCAACCTTGAAATGCTTGAGCTCGAAGGCAGGGCGGTGGCGAAGAAACTTCACATCGAACTTCGAGAGATATTCGAGAAGAGCCAGCATGGAGAACTTTGGACACGACTGGTCAACGGATATATGGAAGCAACGCCATCGGGCGGAATCCATTGGTTGTACCGAGTAAGCGATGGCGCGATACCGGGCAACACAAAGATCGCTCAAGCAGCCGGTGAAGATGGCGGATGCCTAGCCGAAACACGCGGCGAAGGCGGATTCGTGATCACAGCTCCATCGGGCGGCAAGTGCCACCCATCGGGCAACGCTTGGCAGATCAGCGCCGGATCCATTGAAACCATTCCAACCTTTACGATGGCAGAGCGAGCAACGATTCACCAATACTTTGCCATGTACGACGAAGTACCAAAGGCCGAATGGATCGGTGAAGAGACAAAGCCACGCAAAGAAGGCGGAATCCAAAGCCCCGGCGATGATTACGAAAACAGCGTCACCTGGGAAAGCATTCTCGAACCACTCGGATGGACGAAGGTTTACAGCAAGGGCGAATCAACGGCCTGGCGACGACCAGGAAAGAACGAAGGCATCTCGGCGACCACAAACTTCAACGGCAACGGCAAACTCTTCGTTTTCAGCACATCAACCATCTTCAACGCACAGAGCAGCTACTCCAAGTTTGCCGCCTACACACAGATAGAGCACCGAGGGGATTTCAGGGCAGCAGCCACGCACCTACGAACCCAGGGCTTCGGAGCACCGACTGACCTGCGCACCGATTGGCAACAGATCGAAGCAGGCAGGCCGAGCCACGTGCAGCTTCACGATGAAAACGAAGAGATCACCACCAGCTCGTGGATTCCCCAGGACATTACCGATATGCAGCTCGAGGATGAACCAGGGCCATCGATTCTCAAGCGAGAAGATGGAAACTTCATTCTTTATGCAAACAAGATAAACGCCATATTCGGCGAAAGCGAAAGCGGCAAGACGTGGATCGCATTAGAAGCGGTGCGCCAGGAATTAGCAAACAAGCACGTCGTTTTCTATCTTGACTTCGAAGATAGCGCTCGCGGCATCAAGAACCGACTCAAGACGATGGGCGTGGCCAGCGATCGCTTGCGCCATTTCAGATACGCCAACCCGGATGAAGGAATTACCAAAGGCGTGATGGATGTGATTCAAAGCGAGATCGCAACCCACAAACCGAGCCTGATCGTTGTCGACGGCGTCAACGCAGCGATGAACCTGCTCGGCCTAGATTTGGAGAAGAACAAAGACGCAACCACCTTCTCGCAACTCATCCTTCGCCCCATGCGAATGGAGAACGCGGCCATCTTGACCATTGACCACGTCACCAAGAGCAAGGACACCCGAGGAAACTACGCCATCGGAGCACAGGCAAAGAGAGCAGACATCGACGGCGTCGCGATCGCGGTCGACGTTGCAACCCCATTCGGCCGGGGCTTGGACGGCTGCCTGAACCTGAAAGTAACCAAAGACCGGCCAGGATTTGTCCGCGCCATTTGCCAGGACGCCAAAGAGCTCGGAGTGGCAAACTTGATCAGCAACGAGGACGGCACCATCAAGATCACGATCACCGGCGGATCCGTTCACGTTTCCACCAGAGAGCACAAGATGGCTGACATAAGCCAGTTCTTCGAATCACATGGGGCAGAGATGAGCCAGAACGAGCTGCGAAAGAATCTACGAGCCGCCCACATTGAGATAGGCAACGACGAACTCAGCGCAACCCTGGAAGCCTTGATCAGCAGCGGCCACGTCGAATACAGGAAGCAAGGACAGAAGTACCTCTACAAACACAAAAGCCAATTCGTTATCGGCGACGTGAACGCTTGGGAAGAAGGATGATGCCTGTGGATAACTCAACCGTTCCGCCGTTCCGCACCGTTCCGCACCGTTCCGCCGGAACACTCGGCAAAAGCGACCAAACCGTTCCGCCGTTCCCCCCCTATAAGGGGGAACGCGGAACGGTGGAACAGCAGGCTCAGGAACAGAATCAATGAGAGATTCAAACTTCAAACCCATCTATTGCAC